ACACCGTAGGCAGCAGCAGCGGCGGCGGCGGCGATGGCTGCGCCGGCAAGTTTCATGCCTTTAGACATTGCGCCGAACTTGGACTGTGTTTGCTGTGCGTTAGTCTCTAGCGCCTTCAGGTCGGCAATGGCGCGCTTGATGTCTTTGTTGTTGTAGTCGCCGTCAATCTTGACATTGATGCCGCCGTAACTACGAGCCACGGGATCTCCTAACGATTGACTTTGGCAATGGCACGCTCAACCACGCGCCCGATTTCGCGGCGGGCTTCATCCACGTTGTTGGACCAAGCAGGGGTTAGAGCGCGGGGCCACATGCTGTTGCCGCGTGATGTTGTTGAGCCGCCGCGCTTGCGGTTGAGGTTGGTGTTGAAAAACTCACCACTGCGGTTGCGGCTACCGGCAAGGCCGTAGATGGCACCGGCTGGATTCTTGTTGTAGACCTGGGCGCTTATCTGCCTGAAGCCCTGTCTGCGGCGGCTGCGGAATCCGACGCGAACACCAGAGCGAACAGCAGCGGCGTCGTAACTCAAGTCTCGACCGCTGCCCGCTGCGAGCCACGGCCCCCAGTTGCTTAGGCCGTTGTCTGGGTAATACGTCTTGGCTTCAGCCCTAGTGCTGGACGCCGCACCCTTGACACCGTCTTGAATCTCTTTCCACAGCTCTTTATCAAAGCGGAATATCTGCTCAATCTTTTGGGCCGCACCCTCAACTCTGACATTGACACCAGCAGGCATTACTTTCTCGCCGCCTTCCGCTGTTCACCAGCCCGCCAGCGCAGATAGCGGTACATGGTCGCCAACATGCGTGGCGACTCGTTTGCCAATTCGCTCGGCAGCACCCGCCACTCGTAAGCCAAGTGGACTAGGAGCCAGTGGGCGCTTTGCTCTCCAAAGGGACTGGGTCTACCGCTTCACCTAGAGCGATCCCGCCGACGGTTTCGATCCACGGGTCAAACTCCAGCGAGGTCTTGCCTTGACGCTTGAGTGTCTGCCAGGCAAGCCAGACTAGGTACTCAAGGCGCAGGTTTTCGGCAAACACCGTGAAGGGTTTGTCAAAGTTGCGCTCAAAGGCGATCAGGTCGGGCGCGGTCGCTTCTACGTCCACGCCCGACCCGTCGCTGTAATCAACGTGCAGGGCAACCTTCATCATTGCGCAGGACTCCTATTCAGGGGGTGGGAACTAGGCCGTGGCCCGAGTGACGGTGCCGGTAACGGGCCACGTCACGGACAGCGTCGCCAAATCGCCCACGCTGCTTGCAAATGGTTGATAGGCGTTGACCAACGCTTCAGCGGTGTAGCTCGGATTGGTGGCCGACACGCTGCCGCTGGTCGGCTTGATGACGACCGTGGCGACGGTGTTGAGCAGCGGCCACAGCGTGGCGTCAACGCTGGCAGCGCCGAAGTCTTGGTGGAAGTCAAGAGTCAGCGAGGCCGACTTGAGGCCGCCAACGCGGGTGCGCCACTCGCCACCAAAGGCTGTGGTTTCCACGTCGTCAGACTCAACGGACAGGTCAACGGAAGCCAGCGAGGTGCTGAAGTCAGACCCATTGATGGTGATGCTGTAATCAGTAGCCACGAACTTGGCCATGAGGTTGCCCTTCTTTCTTAGGTTGCGTAGACAGTCACAACAAACTCAGCCGCCAGGTAGGTGATCTCACCGACCGGAACGCTGGAGTAGTTGCGCATTTCGGTTACGCGCAGGTCCTGCACTTCACCGCCAAGGGTCCGGTCGGACTCAATGGCGGTCTTGATGCTGGTGGCTCCTGTTGGGTTGCAATAGCCGTCCAGCAAGTTTTGCGCGGTGCGCTCGTCAACTCGACCAACGATGGTCAGCACCACAAACTCGTAGGTGTCCATGCCTCGCCCGTAGGCGGTGTCAAAGGACACGCTTTGCGGCATGACAATGGCAATCGGTGGGTTGGGCTGGTCAGGCATCGTTGCTGCTGTGCGCAGCCCTGAGATGGTTGCCAGGTTGGTGGCGATGCCTGTACGGATAGCCGAAATCGTGGCCATCAGGCAACACCGACGTGCTTGACAAATGGAGCGACTAGTTGGGCCACGTCAGGGTCTAAGCCCTTAGAAACGCGCATAGCGCCCATGTCGCCAAAGCCGGCAACGCCCAGCGGTGAATCAAGGCGCTTGTAGATGCGCATGGCTTGAATGACGGCAGCCTGAGTTATCTGCGCAGGGATCGCCGGCCAGCCCCAGTTGCCCGTGATGCGCACTGTCGCCTCGCCCCAGGCATAAGGCCATAGCCTGGTATCAATGGCGCGCAGCCGCGTGTAAGGCCAGTCCAGGCCGTCGGCGTAAGCGTTCAGTGGTTCCAGCTGGTAGTCGGTCGCCGCCCAGGTCACATCAAAGACTTGGTCGCTAACCGTGCTGGACTCCACCGTGATCGCCGTGCCGGCGAGATCGTCCACCTGCAGCAGGTAGCCGTTGTCAGGTGCGAAATAGCGTACCTCCGACACTGTGCCGAACGTGCGCCCGCAGTAGCCGTCAATGAGCGATGAGGCAGCCGACCCAGCCATGTTGATGAGCGAGTCGTCCACGCTGTCAGTGATGCGCAATGCCGCCTTGATGTCGGCTGTGCTGGCGTACAGCGTCATGGCAATCCTTTCGCCCACTCCGCGATGCGGGTTCGGGTTGGTTCAAGTGGTGGCACGATCTGATCGGCGTGCTGGCTGTAGTCAAAGTCAATGCGCTTGGTTGTAGCGAACCGAGCACCAAGGGCAGCAAAGCCAACCCACAGCGCCCAATCCTCAAAGGGTGCGAGATGGGGCTGGAAAGGTCGAGCTGCCCAAAACTTGCGATAGAAAGCAGACCCACAAGGCACCAGGTTTTCCTGCACCTTGAGGACGTCACCAGCCGTGATGTCGCCTGGTATCCACTCTCGACCGTTGGCGTACTTCATACCCATTGCCATCACGTCGGCGTCCATAAACCGCAAACCATTGAGCGCTTGCGGCCTGTAGCGGTCGTCCACACCAACCCACGCCACGATGTCGGTGCGGCAATGATGAAAAGCAGTGTTGAGGTACTTACCTAAGCCAAACGGTTCTTGGCCTTGCACGACCGTAAAGCCATCCAACTTGCCCTGTAGTTTCTCGCGCACGCTGTCAGGGTTAGTGGCGACGATCACTATGCGATCTGGCTTGTCTTGCAATCCACGCACGCCGGCAGCCCAACGCTCCAAGAAGTGCTCATAGGTGTGCACAGTGGTCACAATTCCCACTGTTGGGATTGGACTGCGACCCTTCATGTATTGCGCAGCATTGCCACGAGTAAAGGCGTCCACGATGCTCATACCCAGCCCCAAAACTTCTTGGGCTGCTCATTCATTACGTCAAGCAGGTCGCCTGGTTCTCGACGTCCAGCCAGCTCGTTGGTGACAATCTGGCAACCAGCGGCCTCAGCCTCAATGAGGGTGCGCGGGCAAGCGTCAAAGCCTTTGGGAAGAAACACAAACCAGGTGTGCTGCAGCATGGCCTCAAGCACCTCGCTGCGCGGCTTGTCGTGCATTTCTGTCAGCATCAGGCCACGCTCGTGCGCCCAGATGCGAGCACCAATGCGACCCTTCTGTGGATGATTGCGGGCTGCCCACAAGGCCTGACCGTTGCGGTGATTGTTGGCAACGCTGACAAGGTCGGTGACATCAATCCAGCCGTGGTTGACCTGGGCCTGCACACCAGACCATTTCTGCTCAACGTCAGCGTGCGCCTTGGACATGCACACAAATGGCTCAGCGGCAGCGAATAGTTCTGCGCGCTCTTTGGTCGGTTGCTGTTGGTGATGCACCCACACCACAGGCTTACGAGCAGCAAGCGCCTGCATGGCTTGTGGTGTCAAGAAGTCGGTGCCGGTAATGACGATGCGGTCAGCGTCTAGCGCCTGCTCCCACTCCTCTGGCCCATACCATTGTACGGCGCGCCCAGCCTTTTCAACCATGGACACGTCGGTCATTTCGGCGCCACCGATAAGGCCACCAGGCAAGTGGTATGCAGCATCTGACTGTTGCTGCGGCAAATGGTGCGTCAGCCAGGCAATCACGCCAGCACCTCAAGCGCGGGCACCCAGTAGTCGCGGTAAACCGTGTCAGCGTCGTAGGCCTTGGCAAACTTGATGGCCTCGGCGCTGCGGCCTTGACCTCGCTGGTAGGCGGCCTCTAGGTTCTCAATGATGCTGGGCACCGATGGTGTGAGCCACCAGGACTTTTGTGCGTCGTCCCACACCGGCTGGC